ATTGACTCCGAAACAAATTAAATTTTGTGTATTACTTGTTGAACGTGGGGATGAATTGTCTGCTAAAGAGTGTGCAATTCAGGCAGGTTACTCTGAAAAAGCTGCAATACAAAGTGCATCTAATCTAAAACAAATACCACATGTTGCAGAATACATCCGGGAATTAAGAAACCAGGAAGAGAAAAGATATGAAGTTAATCTACATAGACATTTGAAAAGACTGGACCAATTAAGTAAAGGAGCTGAAGACAAAGGTAATTGGAATGCTGCTGTTCAAGCTGAAAAATCAAGAGGGCAAGTAGCTGGATTATATATTGATCGAAAAGAAATTATGCATGGTTCAATTGACCAGCTTAGTCGTGAAGAGGTTGATAAATTACTTACTGATATGGATAAGAAATTAACAATAGAAGGGAATTTTACTGTGCATGACGAAGAAACCGGAAACGAAATTTTGGAAAAGAATAAAAAATAATGCGACAAATATACATTGGACTAGAATAGAAGCAATTACACCTGTAGGAATTCCTGATTTAAATGGATTATTTAATGATCCGAAAAAAGGGAGTGGAGAATTTTGGGTAGAATTAAAATGTACATCAACTAATACTGTTAAACTTTCGCCGGGGCAAATATCGTGGCATATGCACAGATCTAAGCTTGGAGGAAAATCATTTATCATGGCCGAGACCCTCGGACAAAGAGACATCTCTCTGTACTCTGGGGGAAGGACCTTGAACCTTGCTACTCAAGGCTTGGTTCTTGAACCTTGTGCCTTCTTTTCACATGAAATTGATTGGGCAGCTCTTGAGTCCTGGCTCATTAACTCTTGTGCCTTGCGCCTTTGAACCATGAGCCCTGAACCCTGTCTCTTGAGCCTTGCGTCCTGGTTAAAACATTTGATGCATAAGTATACACCATAATTTTTTTTCATGATCAACAACTCCAGGAGATATTCCCTGGAGCAAAGATCACAGTAACTAAATTCTTTCATTAATGTGCCATATAGCTGACATTAGCTATATTGATATTCCAACAGGCTCGGCAGCTCTTACATTCATTATCTTGCTTATTAGCTGGACAGCTGTAACCAATTGGTTTTTTATTCTTACTCACTGTTGACGTTAGCCCCACGTTAGAGTGAGGCTTTCCGTCAATCATCGTAGCTGAAACTCTGATTGCCAGGTTTCCCGGGAGTGAAAAACCTTGTTTATAAAAGGCTTTCAGAATTCCCGGCTCTCTAGTAGGCAGCCAGTGTTTTATAGCTGGCGTGCGCATTGCAACAGCTACAATTTTTTTCAGGTGCTCCAGGCTTTGTAGATCTCCTGAATCATGCCATCTGAAATAAGGAATTTTTTTTCCGTAATGATTTACTAACAGGACCATATCATCTACCCAGCTTGGATCTTGAATTGCTTCAAGCCTATTAGCGTGAGCTTGCTTGACCCCTTTAAAAGTATACCGGCCCTTTAATGCATAACACATTGAGCAAGTACTATTTTTAATTAATCTCAGCTTGGATCCAGTTATACATTTAAAGGCACTAAGGCCATAACCATATCCAGGCATTTTTGAGGGATTACTTAAACCCCCTACATTTTTTTTTGCTTCTTTTAATGTTTTCATGTTCTTACCCTGATTCTTACATCTCTATTAAGATGTTTTTTTAAAATATCCTGGCTAATGAACCGATCAATTCTTGATACACATACCTCAATATAAAGTTTAGGAGCTTCTGAAAATTGACCCTTATTTATATGGCCTTCGTTCAGCTCCTCTTCGTCTATCCATTTTATAAATTTTAATAATTTCATATTCACCCCTTTATAATGAGAGCTAAAAACTCGGTGCTGGCGCTCGGATTCCATAAGTACTGCTTACCAGCCCTACAATTCGGCTTCTTCAGTCGGACATGTAGCTAACGTTATTTTTAACTCTCTTCTATCATATAAGATATATCGCATATAACGTCAACTAAATAATTAATTTTTTTTCTTGAGCCCCGGGTCCTTGATCCTTGTGCCTGGTATTATTTTTTAAAGCTGCTTGAACCCTGGGACCTGTAGCTGATCAGCTCTTGAGCCCTTTAATGTTTTTTATATTTTAATTTAATTGGTACCAGGTAAAAACCTGGTACCTTTGGAGTGAACTTTTAAGAGCAATCTCCATCTATTTCAGCCAAAGCACTCAATAAATGTTTTGCGACTCGATCTAATTTTTGACTTTCTTGCCAAGCCTTATATCTTTCATCAGCAATTTTTTTTGCATCAGCATGGTCATCAATATATAAACTGAACCTCTCTGAAAATTGGTGAGGTAGTGAAGCACTATATCGATAAGAATTTTTTGCTCCATTTACTTTTCTTGTGCCTCTTCCTAACTTTCTCATTTTATATCTTTTACGATTTAAAAATTTACGAGCAAGGCGAATAAATTCGCCTCCCTCCTCATTGTTAGGTATCTCTGAAAAGTAATGGATAGGTATAGGATTACTCATATAAACTCAAAATGAATTGAGAATATTGAGGTGAATATTTTCCATGATTAGTTACACTATCAATTGGAAAATATCCATCACCACCAAAGCCTCCAAGTTTACAAGCAATGCCACCATGACCTTTCTTGTATTGCATTTCACCCTCGATATTACAGATGTCATCATATGAATAAAGTTTCATAAATTCTTCTAGATAACAAGGGTCAATAATTAGTAGTTGACCACTATCTACTCCAACATTGCCATAAGGTTGAAGGATAGGTTTTTTTTTAGTTTTCATATACACTCCTATATATTTAATTAATAATTGACTATGGGCTATATCCCATGTAATGTCAATTTATTATTTAACCATTAACAAAGGAGTAAATTATGGGTTTAGATATGTATTTAAATAGTCGCATTTATCATAGTGGAATTACTTATGATAAAAATAAAAAAATGCGAATTCGCAAATCTGAAATAGTTGAGGGCTTTAAGAAAAAAGCTACTGAAGTAGAGATTGCATATTGGAGAAAACATCCAAACTTGCATGGGTATATCGTAGAAACTTTTAATAAAGGTGAGGACGATTGCAGACCCATTGAGTTGACACCTAACAACTTAAATCAAATTGCTGATGCCATAGAAAAAAATGAACTTCCAAAAACAGAAGGTTTTTTCTTTGGATCTAGTGAGGATCATGAGCAAGAAAAAAAAGAAAACATCAAAATATTTAGAGATGCTTCTGCATGGTTGGATAAAAAATTAGTAGAGGGCTATCAAGGTGGAGATTGGTTTTCCATTTATTACGAAGCAAGTTGGTAAAATTAAAAAAAACAAGGGGTAGTAAACTACCCCTTGTACCCTTTAAGCCCTTGTGTGTTTAAATTTAAGCCTTTTATTTCTTGAGCCCTATCAAAATTTTAGCTAAAACTTGCAGCTTATCGGTCCAAGCTCTCTTGAGCCTTGAGCATTGTGTTATTAAAACCTGTTTTTCCAGGATCTTAATATCTCTTAAAATTTTTTGTTCTGTCATTCCTTGATCCTTTTTTTTTACCAATTAAATTAACAGCTCCTCATAATGAGGAGCTGTATCTTGTGTCTTATTTATTTTGGAAACTTTCTTTCCATCATCTTACCTATTTTATCAAATATTTTTTGTACCTCTTCCTTATATTTAAAAGGGGCTAATATTCCGAATTGTTCTTTTACATCATCAGTATAACAATTTTTAAAAGTCCAACCCTTATTAAAAAAATACTTGTTCATTAAACTAACATGGTAATCGCATTTTTCTTGAAATAAAGAGTCTTTTTTTATTTCTTCTTCATAAGCTTTTGCTAATGCTAGTTCTCCTTGAATTGTCATTTTTTTCAGCTCCGAGTTAAATTAAAAGCCCCTAATTATTAGGGGCTTTGTCTTTATTGATTAGCAATTATTCATAGCTAATTCTTGTTGCCATTCGATATACATTTCTTCATAATGATCATCAGCAATTTTATTAGCTTTTGTTGTTGTGGTTGCTCCATAATGAGTAAAGCATTCAGTATTATGCCTATCATTAAAGACATTAAAAGTAGCACTTCCATTCCAAGAAATAGAAATACCATTTTCATATTTAAATATTACTTCACCCATTGTTGACCCCCAATTTTAAGACTAAAGATACTATTTAAATTAATAGACCTCCAAGCCTTTGTTGGTTGTGTTGGGTTTTTTCTTAAAGCATCTAAATCTATTACTTCTATTAAATGCTCCCTATTGCCTTTAAGTTCTCCACCCATGAAAAACTTATCATTAGAAACTGAACGACAATTCATATGTCTTTTAGTTCCATCTTTTTTTATAAACCCTACAGAAAAAATACCACAATTAAAAATTGTAGCTTTCATATTTTCTCTAGTGAATACATGCTTAGATATTATTTTCATTTTCACTCCATTGTTAAAAGTTAATATCATATATAATATATAAGTATTAATGGGATAATATACAATAGCTAATTAATATTTTTTACACGATTTTCTGTTTTTTTTCTTGCTCGTTCGTTCGTTCAATAGGGGTCTCATTTTCCTGGAACTTGAGACTTAAAAAAAAAATCAAAGGGGGGGACACCTAAATAGGTCCGGTATACTCTGTATGTTATATATATATACTGTTTTACTCATATAAACTATATGGTATAAACATCGGATGGCTGATCTTAATACCTTTAAGAGGCTAACTAATTTTGATAATTTAAGTCCGAGGGAATCAGATACATTACAAAAAAAGTTATTGCTGCGTAAAAAAACATTTGATTTAAAAAATTTAGCAAGAGAAAACTATTTAAAGTTTGTTAAACAGGTGTGGCCTGAATTTATAGAGGGTCCCCACCATGTACAAATAGCAAAAAAGTTTCAAGCCTTAGCCGAGGGGAAGATAAAAAGACTAATTGTAAACATGCCACCCCGACATACAAAATCAGAATTTGCATCGTATCTATTTCCTGCGTGGATGATGGGCCGTAATCCGAAACTCAAGATTATACAAACAACACACACAGCCGAACTCTCTTATCGTTTTGGTCGTAAGGTTCGTAACCTCATGGAAGAAAATACCTTTCAAGATATTTTTGATGATATTAAATTATCACAAGATTCAAAAGCTGCCGGAAGATGGGAGACAAACCAGGGGGGAGAGTATTTC